TGCTCTGATTCTACACGAAAATAAAGAGCAACTGAAAGTATGGAACGAAAAGGTCGATGCGTTTTTGAAAAGTATCCTGGATCTTGATCTTAACGAAAAGAAAACGGCCATCATCCCGATCGGTAATGGCATCGATTATCTTGGGTATATCGTCAGGCCGTTTTATATTCTCGTGCGGCGGCGCGTGGTGAATCATCTGAAGCAGAAGATATTCGACCGGAGTGCTACAAGAGAATCGATCATGTCCTATTTGGGATACTTTAAGCATGCGAATGCATATCGTTTAACTCAAAACCTGGTACCGACAAATGGAGGATTGCTCAATGATCTGCCCGTACTGTCATAAGGAAATCGAGTCTGTGGAAGAATTTACATCATCAATCAATGTTGTCAAGGATAAGGACGGAAAGGTTCAGACCTGGATCGAAGAAACAAGAGATGTAGACGGCATCCTGATATCAAAGCGCGTGGATGAGTATGGATATTTCGATGGACATGTTATCGACACTATTCGCCAGCAGGTTTATGATGGCGAAGGTGCACTTTTGTCTGAAAAGACAATAAAACATTTTGAAGATGGGAGCCCGCCGATGGTAACCGACAATGGGGTTAGGGGGAAAAATGGACTTTAAAGGCTTTGGCGACTGGATAGAAATTTTTCGCGGGGGCAAACAGATTGACAGTGGCGGAAGAGAACATGACGGTAACGCGCTGATTGCGCGGGCCGTTGAAACGTTCAATCCGTCATATCACGAACCGCCCATTGTGGTGGGCCATCCCAAAGATAATGCCCCTGCGTTCGGATGGGTGCAGGGACTGAAACAATCCGGAAATAGGCTGCTGGCCAAAGTCAGAGACGTGGTTCCGGAATTCGAGGCAATCGCCAAACAGGGTCTTTTCAAGAAGCGGTCGGCCAGTTTTTATCCGGACGGCAGGCTCAGGCATGTGGGATTTTTGGGCGCTGCGCCGCCTGCAGTCAAGGGATTGGCGGATCTAAAATTCGATGACGGTGAAACCATGCTCACATTTGAGTTCTCGGCATCCAAAGAAGACAAAGCCGCGCAGGATGCCAGATCCGAAAAATACAAAATCGCCGTCAAAGACGGCGGCCACGTGACCAAACCGGGCCAGTGGAAAAACGTGCCCGACGATCAGTTTCTGGACCCGGTGAATTATCGGTATCCGTGCCCGGATGCAAACCAGACCCGGACAGCCGCAAGCTACTGGGGCCAGGCGGACAACCTGGCTCAGTATACTTCTCAGGAACGCTCTATTATCAATGAGCGATTAAATAAATTTCGTAAAAAATTTAACATCGGTGAATACCGAAAGGAGGCCAAGATGAAATTTAGTGAATTTATGGAGCTTTTCAAATTTTGGAAGCAGGCCGAAGAAGATCCGGACGTGGAAGTGCCGGACCTTTTTAAGTCAAAATCCACCGGCAAGGAGAAAGTTTCCTCATTTACAGAGGCGGACATCGAAAAGGCCAAAAAAGAAGCGGCGGATGCGGAACGGGAAAAAGTAATCGCCGAGTTCGCCGAAAAAACCAAGCAGGCGCAGCGTGAGGCCCATAATCAAGATATCTCGACCTGGTGCGAGGATATGGTTAAGAAAGGCAAGATCGCGCCCGCCTGGGTTAAATCTGGGCTTCCTCAAATCATGGAATTCCTGGCGGCCGGCAGCGATGTTATCGAGTTCGGAGAGGAAAAGAAAAAATCGAGCCATTATGACTGGCTCAAGGACTTTTTCGAAAACCAGATTCCTAAGCTCATTACGTTTAAAGAGATCGCCAAACGTGATCTCGATGTCGGCGACGGGAGCGATGCGGAAAAACGCGATCAATTGATCGCGGATTTTCAGGAGAAAAACAAAGAAGTATCCTACAAAGACGCTGTTATCGCGGTGTCGGGAAAACATCCGGATCTTTTTAAAAACCGCTGATAAAAATTATCAGCTCATTAAGGAGGAGAAATCATGATAGGTCAAACATCGGGAATCGAGAAAAAAGTCAAATGTACGGCGGCGATTGCCACGGCATTTACCATTGCCAAGTTCGGGGCGGATGATGACACCATGAGCGTCGCCACGGGTGCTACCGACAACCTGCTGGCAATATTTCAGCATATCACGGACACTGCGGACGATCCGGTTCGGGTGATGATGTCCGGTATCAGCCGGTTGAAACTGGGCGGTACGGTGACCAGGGGAGGCCCAATCACATCGGACGCCAACGCCAAAGGCGTTGCCGCCATATTGGGTCAAAATATTATCGGGTTTGCCTGCGCATCGGGCGTGGCCGACGACATCATACCGGTCTTGCTGGCACAGGGAGTGCTTAATTCTCCGGCCGGAGTCGATGGAATAACATTTAAGGGGTTGGCCCGGGCCACTTATGATTTCGACGAACACGGCGGCGCAGTGGGCGATATCAGCCTGGAAGTTGACCTGCCGGACAATGCCATTGTCGTCAGGGGATTCGGCGATGTCATCACGGCATGCGAAAGTGAGAGCAACGATGGCACCATAGCCCTGAAGGCCAATACCGGTAACGATCTGCTGTCCGCAGTGGATGCCGATACCCTGTCTGGCCAGTTCGAGTTGGTCCCGGTTGGTACGGCTGCTACAATGGTAAAATTGACGGCAGCACGGACGCTCACCTTAACTATCGCCACACATGATCTGACCGCCGGAAAAATCATATTTTTCCTGGAATATGTCATGAGCGAATAAATTAACCCGGGCGAAAAGCCCAAGAGGAGGAAAATATCATGCCTGAACCAACCGATCTGCACGTAGATGCGGTATTGTCGAATCTGTCGATAAAATACCGGAATGAGGAAATGATCTGGACGGAAGTAATGCCCACTGTGAAAGTGGGAAAGCGTTCGGATATCATCATTAAATACAACAAAGAAGACAGCTTCAAACTGGTGGATGATTCCATAGGCCCCAAAGCGCTTCCCAATGAAGTGGACTGGGGAACCGCTGAAGACAATTATTCGGTTAAAGATCATGCCCTGGGAGACTGGCTGCCCCAGGAGACCATCGACAATGCGGACAATCCGCTCTCTCCGGAAGTCGATACCAACGATTTCGTAAACTTGCTCATGGATGTCGCCCAGGAAAAAAGGGTTGTGGACATTGTGTTCAGTGCGGCGACGTATCCGGTGGGCAACAAGACTCAACTTTCGGGCACTGGCCAGTGGGGCGGCAATGCGGACGACCCGGTCCAGGATGTTCTCACAGCCGTGGAGACCTGCTTTCTTCGGGCCAACACCTTGGTGTTCGGGGCCGAAGCCTGGATGAAATACAGAGCCCTTCCGGAAGTTCTGGACGCGGTCAAGGGCGCTACCCGGTACCAGGGATCTCCGGGCGGATTGGCTACCAAGTCGGAAGTTGCGTCTTTGATGGAAGTTGAACGGATTCTGGTGGGCCGGGGCCGGTATATTACCTCCAAAGAGGGTCAGACGGCGACGTATACCCGGCTTTGGGGGAAACATTGCGCGGCGCTCCATGTTATGAGAAATCCAGGAATCAAATCTATTACATTCGGCTTAACGATTTGCGAAATGCTGCGTCAGACCCAGCGGGACTTCGACAAAAAACGCGGGATTAAAGGTGCCCATTACTTCAAGGTGGCCTGGAATTCGGACGAGCATGTCATTGCCAGCGACCTGGGATATTTCATCGAGGATGCCGTGGCATAAAAACTCAAACCGCACCGATGAAACCTTAAATCTGAAAGGAGAAAAAATGCCGAGATACATTGTGCAGGGAACCCATATTAAGCATGGGGAAAAAGGCGATAAAAAAGCCAAAATTTACGCTCCGGGTGTTGAAATCGAGTTGACCGAAGAACAAGCGAAATTGCTTGGAAAGAGCGTCAGGCCGGTTCAGGAGAAAAAGTCCTCCGAACAATCGGCGGGCAAGCCCAAGGATAAGAAATAATGCCCTATTGCGAACTGAGTGACATAGAGAAACAGATTCCCGAAGAGATCCTGATCGAGCTGACCGATGACGACGGTGTCGGCGCGGTGGATACCGGCAATGTGGATCGCGCTATCGAAGATGCGGACGACGAGATCGATTCGTTTTTGTCTCTTCGATACAGTCTGCCCCTGGCATCTACGCCCGGTATGGTTCGCCGAATGAGCGTGGATCTGGCCATCTGCAACCTGTACGGACGGCGGCCGCATCTCACGATTCCGGAAACACGAAAAGAGCGCTGCGATACGGACCGGAAACTGCTGGGGGAAATCGCCAAAGGCAAACTGTCCCTGGGAAGCGATTCCCCGGACCCGTCATCGGATGCCGGTGTGGAAACCACCCGAAGCAAAAGCGACCGCATTTTTTCCATCGGCAGGGAATCGGACAGCTCTGCGGGCAGCCTGGATAATTACTAGAAAGCGAGAAACCAGATGGCCAGCTATACCGTCGAACAGATCGAAGACGCCGTCATCACGGCGGTTGACGTGCTCAAGGCGTCCCTGGGCGTGCGCACTGTAAAATCCTACCAGGGAGAGCTGGAAGAAGAGGATATCAAGCGCCTGGTGGCCCTGTTTCCCGCCATATATGTGGTCTACGGCGGGTCAACGTACACGGAACACGGATCGCGGAAAACCGAGAAGATGACGTATTATATTTTCGTGTGCGACAAGAATTTGCGAAAAGAGGAAGAGGCCCGGCGCGGCGGTACCGGCAATCCCGGAACTTACGCCATGCTCGATGCCGTCCGGGATGTGCTGTATGCGAAGCAGCTTTCTCTGGAGATTTTTCCGTTCAAGCTGATCCGGCAAGCGGCCGTATGGTTCGGGGGCGGGATTTCCGTATATTCGGCGGAGTATGAGACCGGGCAGTCGCTGCTTTACTCTGCAACGTAGGACGGGTGTCAGGTGTCAGGTGTCAGGAAATACTGAAACCTGAAAACTAAAGGAGGGCACAATGGCCGATAATTCGCAGAAAATCAAGGATGAGAGTCGGGAAGGAGTTACTACGGTGATCGATAAAAAAGATGAACGTCCAACATCGAACGTTCAACATCGAACATCGAATGAAAATAAACCGGACAAACAAGAGGTAAACTGAATCAACTATAAACCAAAGGGAGTTTCATTATGTTAGAAGCAAAAACCCAGTTGGCGATCAAATTGGAAAGCGAAGAGGGCACCGCCGAAACCTTGGCTGCTGCTGACGCGATATTGCACGCCAACGGAAAATTCACGCCGGATACGCCCATGTTCCAGCGGCCCATGCGCAGCTCGTCATTGTCACCGTTTTCTTCGGTGCCGGGCGCCAGATCCGCGACCATCGAGTTCGACATAGAACTCAAAGGGTCCGGGACGGCGGGCACGGCCCCGGAATGGGGCAAGGCACTCATGGGCTGCGGATTTGCTGAAGATGTTGAGACGGGTGTGTCCGTAACCTATACGCCGGCATCCTCGTCCATCGGCTCCTATACGGTGGCCCTGTACGAAGACGGCATGATCCACAAGATCTGGGGCGCGCGGGGCACGGTCAAGCTTGCCCTGAAAAACGGAGAGCCGGGCATGCTCAGCTTTGCGTTCACGGGAGCGGATTTTAGTGTGGTTGACGGCGCACTGCTGTCCGGAGTGTCCTATGACGCCACCAAACCGCCCGCGTTTCTGGCGGCACAGTTCACCATCGACAGTTATGCGGCGCTTTTATCTTCCCTGGAGATCGACGTGGCCAACGCCGTGGCGTTGCGGCCCGACGCCAACCAGGACAGCGGATATAAATCAACGATCATTTCCAGCCGGGCGCCGGTGATGACATTCGATCCCGAAAAAGTCCTGGTGGCCACGTATGATTTTTACGGCGAACTCAGGGCCGGAAGCGAGGGTGCGCTGAGCACCGTTCTGGGCGAAACAGCCGGAAACATCTGCACCATCACCGCGCCCAAGGTGCAGTACACCAAGATCGACGAGGCCGAGCGGGACGGCATCCGGAGCCTGGGGATCGATTGCCAGCTCAATCGGGACAGCGGGGATGATGAGTTATCCATCGTGTTTACGTAAAAAAAATGAACATCGAACATCGCCCCGGTTAAACGGAAAAGAGGTTTCACGGGGTAAAAACGTTTAACATCGAATGTTGAATGAAAGGGCTTAGAATGGAAGAAAATGCAAGTGTAAAAGTGGAAATCAGCCTGGATAAAAAATACGGCCTGCGGTCCCTGACCCGGGGAGAGCTCAAGGCATTGCGCAAGGAAAAAATCTCCCTGGCCAAAATGGACAGGATGGACCCGGACGCTGCCGAAGAAGTTGTCGACCGCATCGTGGCCACGGTCATGGGGGATGCGGCGGATGATCTGCCCAACCCGGAGGCTCTGGCCGTGTTCGGGCGCATCATCGAGCTGACTTATGGCGATGAGCGGTCGGAAAAAAACTCGTCCGGGCCTGGCGGAAAATCAGCGCCGGGCAAGACCCGGAAGAAGTGATGGAGGAAAACCGCGACGCGCTGGACCTGTTCTCGGCTTGCGTTACCCAGTGGCGCTGGAGCGGATTTGGCCAGCGCCTGGGGCTGGATTATGCGGGAGTGCTGGCCGTGGCCCGGATGCTGGACATCAAAGCGGACGCGCCCATGCTGCGGAAAATTCAAACATTGGAGGTATACGAGCTGGGGCAAGGGGCGGAGGGCAAAGGGCATGGGGCGGCGGTCAAAGCGTGTCGAAATGCTAATGCGTGCGCCATGTGCACCAAAAAGAATTGTAGGGACAGGATGTGAGCGATAACAAGGTTGAAATTATCATCACGGCCAAAAACCTGGCCACGGCAGCGCTGAAAAGAACCGCGAGTCTGGTTACAAAGACCGTGGGCGGCGCCGTGAAAGGATTGGCCAAGCAGCTCACGTCTTTGAAAACCATTGCTATTGCCGCTTTTGCGGGTTGGGGCCTGAAAAATCTTGGCGAAAGTTTTCTCGATGTGGGCATGTCAACAGAGAGATATAAAACCATCCTGGAAACCGTGCTCAAATCAGCGGAAAAGGCGAAAGAGTATTTTGCCTGGATTGCCGACTTCGCGGCCAAAACACCATTTGAAATTCCGGGCCTGATGGAGGCGGCCACCCGCCTGGAATCATATCAGCTGAGTGCTAAAAAATATCTTGGCACTCTGGGAGATACGGCAGCGTCAATGGGCAAGTCCATTATGGCGGCGGTGGAAATGATTGCCGACGCATCCCAGGGAGAGTTCGAGAGGCTCAAGGAGTTCGGTTTCCGGGCAACCGACGTGGCCAAACGCGCGGGGTTCGAGAGCGTCCAGGTCATGAATTCCACCAGAGAAAACCTGACAAAGGCCACAGAAACCCTAATGACCATGCTGAATGAAAGATATGCGGGCGGCATGGAAAAGTTGTCCAGAACCCTGGAAGGCATGCTTTCAACCTTGCGGGATTATTGGGGGCAGTTCCAACAAATGGTGATGGATAGCGGAGTGTTCGACTACATAAAAGGCAAAGTGGAAGCGATCCTTGAAACGCTGGAACGGCTGAAGTCCGAAGGGAAAATGAAAGAATGGGCCGAAGAAATCGGCGAAAAAGTTGTTGATGCGTTTGAGAAGGGCTGGAGCGCCGTTAAAAAACTGGCGAAAAAAATCAGGGAGCTTTATGAGAGCGGTCAATTAAAAGCCTGGGCGGAGGAGGCTGTAAATGTCCTGGGGACACTCTGGGACGTCTTGAAAAGGGTAACCGAGGTTATCGAAAAGATCAGCAACGCGGCCAAATCAGTGTCCAATGACTTCAAATACGGCTATACGAATTATATATCGGAAACAGGCCAACAATATCAATTGATGGATATAGCGAAATTCACGAACGACCTGGCGATACCTATTGATCCCGACAGATATGAGGTCGAATATTATTTTACCGGATCTGGATCGTCGAAATTGCCATTGTCCGAGAAAATCGCGGAACTGCAAAATAAATTTACGAATTTTTCCGATTATGTGTCCAATCTGAGCACCGACTATACCATCGACGCATCCGGGGCCACTCAGGCCCTGTCTTCGGCGCTGGAGAGCGTGAACACGGACTATGAAAGCAAACTGTCCGGCATGGTCAATTATATAGCCGAGAGGCAGGCCGAGCTTGAGGAAGTGAGTTCGGGCCAGAAATTCTCCATGTACAACACATACCGGAACATCATAAAGGGCCAGATCGAGGCGGCAAAGGGCCAGATCGAGGATCTGGTCCGAACGTGGGAAACCGAACAGAATCTGACGGAGAAATATTACGGGGGAAATACCACGACAAATCTGGGAGGCATTACCATCAACGCATCCGGAGGGAACCAGGACTGGCGCGACATTGTGCGGAATCAAATCATACCCGAGCTGAGAACCGCGGGAGTGATCTGAAAAAAAAGAAGGTGAGAAGGTGAGAAGGTGAGAAAATCGGAAGATCGAGAAACCCGGGACCGCCAACCTTCTAACGTTCTAATCTTCTTAACTTCTTGGAGTTTTAAGTATGGCCAAAATGAAATTCACCAAAGGCGCGTCCACCTTCACCTTTGTGGACGGCCGGAAATATCCCATCGACGACCAGCCCCGGGTCAATGTCGTGGTGGATTATTCCGAGGGCCGACAGTTGTATGCATACGACAAGGGCGTGCAGGAAAATTTCATATACCTGGACCTGGAGCGGGTTTGTCAGGCCGACCATGACAACCTGGAGTCCTGGTTTACGGATACGGCCGTTGGCCCCAAAAAGACGTTTACGTTCACGGACGAGAATTCCGAGGATCATACCGTTCGGTGGATGGATACGAAATATCCGCTCCAGGAAGTCAGCTCCGGCCGGTTTTCCGGGTTGATCACCCTGAGAGAAGAAATATAGGAAAAATGAACATCCAACATCGAACGTCCAACATCGAACATCGAATAAAAACAAGAGGCGAATCATGAAAAGCATACAACTTTTTAAGCTGCTTCAGCAGCATGCGGCCAAGATCAACAGCCTGGCCACACAGCTCTATAACGCCGGGATCGAGACTGAGGAAGCATTCGATCAGGCCCTGGCCGAGGTTGAGCGGGTGCGGCATATTATGACAGAGGCGGATATGGAAGGGTAGGCTTGTAGGGCAGGCTTTCAAGCCTGCCGCAACCTGCCGCAACCTGTCATCAAATGGCAGACAGAAATGTCTGCCCCACAAAGATATGAGATCATTTAACGCCAATTTTATAACGGAAAAGAACCAGCGGAGCGACGGGCCGACGCCCATCAACCTGCTTAAATTCGGCTTTTCCGCGCCGGTATATTTATCGGACCGGGATGTTACGCCCCCGGGCGGGTCCGCCCATTCCGGACTCATAAAATCATGGGGTTTTATCGATACGTCCATAAAACAAACGCCCGGCAGCGGAGTGCTGGGAAATATCGAGGTATCGGATCTGCAACTGGTGATCATCAACGTGGAGCCGTCCCGGTTCTCGGATAATTTCACGGAGGACGACCCGCCGGAAAACGTAGTGGTGGAACTATACCAATGGTTCGACGGCCTTTTGGACAGCGAAAAAGAAATTATTTTCAAAGGCGTGATCCGGGGCCAGCCCGAATACGATCTTTATGAGTGCAGGATTACGGTTCGCGGAATCTGGGAAAAATACAACAAAAAAATCGGTGAAGATTTGTTGATTTCCGCCGACGATTTCGCGGACGCGGACCCGGACCATATCGGCAAAATGCAGAATATCGGGTACGGCGCCCTGGTCCATGTGCCCTGCCGGTGCGTGGAAGCCGGGGGCGTGGACAATCTGGAATCCGAGATCAATGATTCGGTGACCTCCATCGAGCTGTCGAACGCTTCGGAATTCGCATCTTCCGGGACCATCGGCATTGATGAAGAGGAAATCACCTATACCGGCAAGTCCTCCAATACGCTCACGGGATGCACCCGGGGCGCCAACGGCACGGACGCTCAGGCCCATGCCGACGGCGCGGCCGTGTGGCAAGTCAAGACCCGGTTCGTGTACCAGATTTGCGGCCATCCGGTCAAATCCATCGGAAACATCTATGTGGATAATTTCAGGATAACATCTATCGCCACCACATATACGGGCCAGACCGGAAACCAACTGACCGGCTATGAAGGCCTGGCCGTGTTCACGGTGCCCTATAAATTGACCCGGCAGCAGGCCGTGGATTTGATTCTTGATGATGCCATCGCCATCCATGACACCATCGGCGTAAACGATACCATCAACGTGAACGACACCATCGGCGTAAACGATACCATCAACGTGAATGACGCCATCGCCGTGGTGGACACTATCGACGTGAATGACGGCATTTCCATATCCGACACCATAGCGGTGAGCGACACCATCAACGTGAACGACGGCATCGGGGTGGATGACAATATTTCCATTACCACCAACTATAACACCCAGGAAATCAATCCCAGCGGGCAGAGCAATTTGAGAACCACCAATCCGACATATGCCTATGACGGCAACTCGGAAACTTATGCCAATGTGTACAATGCCAGCTTGGACAGTTGGCTGCG